CAATTCTCCAAAGCCTGCGCCCCTAGTAAATCGGCGGCGGTTGGTCGTGAGCCTAATTTGTTTTTTCTTAGCTGCGAGGCTGCTATAACAGGAACACCTAAATGTTTTTTGATATTCATCAGCTCACGAGCCACAAAAGAAGAAGATTCGTTCTGGTCTTTGAAAAAGCGGCCCGTTGGAATAAGCTGCATATAATCAATAAAAATGCCGTTTATTTTATGTTGGCAGCTCGCAGCTATACACTTCGCTCGTAACACCTCAATACTCATTCCCCTCGCAGCCTAATTTAGAGCGTGCGATTTTAGGGGCTATGTTAATAGATTCAATGGCGTATTATCGTGTTATGAATCAGCAGCCATTAACGGAAAACGATTTTTATACAGCGCATCACGCCGCAATATTTAAAGCTATTCAAGGCATAGCGAAAAACAACGGCAAAATTGACCTACTAACAGTCGGGCAGGCTTTTGTAGCTAGTGGCGGTGATATTATGGACGTGATGGATATTTCTAACACCGTAGGAAGTACGGCTAATTTAGAATATCATGTCCAATGCTTAAAACAGGTAACTATGCGCCGTGAGCTAATAAAAATTAGCGACATAACGCAAAAATCCGCTTTTGATGCTTCGGTAGATATTTTGGAAACAGTAGGATATGCACAGCGTTCTGTTATGGAAGTAACAGACAAACTTACAAAAACCGAAGATAATTTAAGCGATATTTTACAAGGAATCGACAATGATGCTGATGGTGTTTATAATCCTGCAAATAGTCCCGTAAGTACAGGAATAACGGATTTAGATAAAAATATTTGCGGCGGAGTGGAAAACGACGATTTTTTTGTGATTGGCGCTGATTCAGGCGTAGGCAAAACAGCCTTAATGTTCAATATCGTTTCTTCATTCCTAGAAAACGGAAAAAGTTGTGCGGTTTTTTCCTACGAAATGAGTACAAAAAAGCTTCTGATACGCTTAATTTCTGCCAAAGCTGAAGTAATGGCCCAAAATATAAAAATGGGTACGATGTCCGAAGATGAGCGGCAAAGATATAAATTAGCCCGTCTTTGGATAAATGAGAAAATCGAAAAAAACCTTTTACATATTTTCGATTGTGGGGGAATGAGTATTGAGGTGCTACGGGCAAAGTGTATAGCTGCGAGCTGCCAACATAAAATAAACGGCATTTTTATTGATTATATGCAGCTCATTCCAACGGGCCGCTTTTTCAAAGACCAAAACGAATCTTCTTCTTTTGTGGCTCGAGAGCTGATGAATATTAAAAAACATTTAGGTGTTCCTGTCATAGCAGCCTCGCAGCTAAGAAAAAACAAATTAGGCTCACGACCAACCGCCGCCGATTTACTAGGGGCGCAGGCTTTGGAGAATTGCGCATCTAAAATACTACTTATACATCGGCCCGAAAAAGAGGGGATAATGCAATTTGAGGATGGTGAGGATTCAATCGGCAAAGCTGATATTTATATTGCAAAGAATAGAGAGGGGCAAACAGCCTGCGAGCGCATTCGCTACTCAGGATATTATTTCAAATTTGAAAACTACCAACAAGCACAATGGAACAGCGCATTTTAACACCAAACGAACAGCTTTTAGCTGAATTAAAGAAAATAGGCTTTAATGCTGAAATATGCAAGGATTTTTTAGTAGTGAAATACACGCCTCAAAAACCTAATATGGGTTATTCTATTAACGGCCTTGAATTGCGATTTGAAAGAAAATTAGTTGTCGTAAATCGCACAGAAACAGGCTTTTATCTCGCTTTTCAACCTTAAAACCATGCGCTTCTACAAAAAATCCAACAAACCCGAAAAATACCCGTTCTTTTTAATCTGCTGCAAGAACCTCGAAATACCTATGCCGTATTGCGATACAAGCACGGGCGAAGTGCTTTTTGCAAAAGAATTAGGACGAGATTGGCGAACCGACTATCTTTTCATCATTGGGGAAAAGAAAATAGCCGTAGAAATCGAGGGCGGCGTATTTGGGAACGGTGGCCATAACCGTCCTGAAGTATATTCGGATAACTGCCATAAGTATAATTGTTATGCGATGTTAGGCTATACCGTTCTACGCTTCACATCAAAACAAGCAAAAGAAAATCCTAGTTGGTGTGCCCAAACAGTTAAGGCGGTAATTGACAGCACAACGCCGCCGCACCTGTTTGAGGCCATTAAAACAACAAAAGAAGCTAACAAGCGAGCAGCTAAAAAACGAATAATTAAAAAACTCTAACATCATGCAATCCAACAACTACTGCGCCTTTTGCGCCCAACCTATAACCAAAAACCAAACACAATGCCCCTATGAGGGTTTATGCTTTATCGGCTTAGTGGGTAAAGAAATAACCACAATACCAAAACTAGGTTTTTCAGACCCTACTATTTTCGAGCAAAAAGAGGAACGAATAATGCAGGCTAAGAGGGAACGCCTCGCAGCAGAAAAAGCGAGACGGGGCCGACCTGATATAAAATGCGTAGCTTACAACATCTACGGAACGGAAATAGCTACATACAACTCTTTCAAGGCTGCATCGGAGGCATTGAATATTGATGTATCAGTTATTAATTTTAATGTAAACGGCAGAAGAAAAAACGGCATTACCGAGTGCGGCCATGCTTTTCGATTAATCGGAGCGGAAAAAAGAGCCTGCCGAATTGTAGTAAGATTAGAGAACGGAAAAGAAACGGGCCGTTGGCCGACTATTGCAGCCGCAGCCCGTTTTGTGGATAAACATAAAGGTTGGATATATCAACAATGCAAGGGACTGCGAAGAAACCGATTTAAAGACCCTGTTCGATATGAGTATAAAATCGTTAAAATATGAGAATCGTTTTATTTTGCCTTATAGCCGCTTTTCTTGGTCTAAACGATATAGAACACCAACCAACACAAAATAACTCAATACGGCTTAATTCTGTGCGTCCTATCACCATTTTAGACTACATAGATACAATGGCCTTGCGTTATAATATCCCAAAGGAAGTAATTTTCGGCGTTGGTTGGAACGAATCGCATTTAGGAGCGTCCCCACTAGCCCGCAAATCAAACAACCTATTCGGTATAAAATGTGGGGACGGATGGAAAGGGGAACGATGCGGAAAGTACCGAGCTTATAGCTCTAAATTGGAATCGATTGAAGACTTTTGCAAGTACATACACAAATATTATTTTCACCTCATCGGCAAACCTTTAAACCAATGGTACATAAAAGGGTATGCCGCAAAACCTTACAAATTTTAAACATGGAAAAACTAAACAAGGCTAACCAATTAGCCGAAAGAATCGAAAAGACAAAGCAAGAAATTGCGATGTATGAGAAGGCTTTAGAGACTGTAAAACATAGCGGTTTTGATATGTCTGATGCTGTTTTTAAGCCGATAGCTGAATGGTTATGTATGTCCGTTCCTGATGCAATAAACGCAATGCAAGACGGTATATCTAGCGACTTGACTATCACAAAGGAGTATCTTAAAAAGTACGAAACCGAGCTTAATGATATGTTTAAGTAGTTTTATTTGCATCTGTCCCAAAAATGGCGTATATTCGCAAAACTAAGGCATACTAGGAGGTTATGCCATGTTGTAAAGGGATAAGAAAATAGTAGTACCTCGCAAGTGGGGACATTTGCGAGGGTTTAAAAAATCCACTTAAATCCACTTATTTTTAATGTATAACGAAGAGCAAAAGAAAAGAGCAGCCCAACTTTACTTATCCCATTTTGGTAACAAAAATCGGGTTTGTAAAGATTTGGGTATTGATAGAAAAACATTAAATAAGTGGTTAGAGCAAGATGAATTTAAGGCGTTGATTGATTCCCTCGAATATTCCGATGACATTTACAAGGAGGCATGGCTAGAGGCTCGAAGAAGAATATCGGGATATACTTTTAAAGAAATACATGAAACAACCGACCCTAACAATGAAGTAACAGTAAAGGTTATTAAGAAAAAGATAATTGCAACCGATGGACTTTTACAATTTGTACTGGAGCGCAAAGGCAAAGAAAAGGGATGGGCGCAAAGGCAGGAAGTAACGGGCAAAGACGGTGAAAGGCTGATTGATAAAGTGGTAATTGAAATCGTAACCAATGACGGAACTACGGATAAAAGCGACTAAAGTTTTCCAAAAGCTAAACGCATCTAAAAAAAGAATCGTTGTAGCGAGGGGAGGAACAAGAGCGGGTAAAACTTATGCTATTATGCAGATGTTTGCATTTTGGCTTTTATTTGGTATTTTTAGAGGTGTAAAGGTTGGAAAGACAGCATCGGTTGTGCGTGCCACATTGCCTAGTTTAAAAGCCACTGCAATGAAAGACTTTAAAGAAATCCTAGTAAGTTGGGGTTTTTACGAAAAGATTGAGCATAATAAAACCGATAAAATCTACACTTACGAAGATAGGGAGTTAGATTATTTTTCAGTTGATGATGAACAGAAAGTAAGGGGACGGAAAAGAGATATTTTATTTTGCAATGAGGGGAATGAGCTTATTTACGAAACCGAGTTTTTCCAATTAAATATTAGAACTGCTCACTGCATATTTATCGATTTCAACCCGTCAGACCCTTATATTTGGATTAAGGAGGAAATCGAAGATAAGCGAGCGGTTGAAATGGAAGATGTGGAAAGCTTCATCTTTACTTACTTAGATAACGGTTTTTTGACAAACGAACAGCGCAGGGAGATTGAAGCTATCAAAGACGAAACACTAAGACAGGTTTATGTACATGGTCAGTACGGCATTGTAAAGGGGCTAATTTTCCCGCAAATTACATTAGTTGATAGTTTTCCCCAACAATGCGAACGGATTGCAATAGGGCTTGATTTTGGCTATACCAACGACCCTACGGCGGCTATCCTTTGCGGCGTGATTGGGGATAACTTATATCTTGACGAGCTGGTGTACGAATATGCACTAACAAACGACCAAATAGCAAAACGATTAGACCGCAAAATCGAAGTATATGCTGATAGTGCCGAGCCGAAAAGTATTGAGGAACTAAAACGCTTTGGGCTTCGGGTGTTCGCAGCGCAAAAGGGCAAAGATTCAATTCAGTTCGGTATTAACACGCTGAAGCAATACAATCTACACATAACAGCCCGTTCCTACAATCTACTGAAAGAGCAAAAGTTATACAAGTATAAAACGGAATCGAACGGGCAACCGAGCAACGACCCGATAGATGATTTTAATCATGCTTGGGATGCTGTTCGCTACTATGCTTTAACCAAATTAAACAAACCATTGAGAAACATAATTAAAACATTCTAATATTATGAATTACCAACAACATTTAGAAAAACTGCACACGTTTTACACCGAATTAGAAGCCGATAAAGAGGCTATGGCTAACCCCTTAGCACATGGTTTACATCGCTACATACAAGGGATTTTTGTACGCTCTGGAATAAGTGTAGCAACGGGCAAAGCGCACAGCGTCCAAATGGCAAAAGCTACAGTACAACCGCCACAACCACAGCCCCAACCACAACCGATTGAAGACGAAGCCCCTCGCAATCTGTTAGCAGCCAATACCGAGCAATCAGTACAAAAAGCAAAGAGCCGCAAAAAATGATAGAAATCAGCATTAACGGGGAAAACTACAATATACCGAGCGGATGGGTGGATATAAGCCTAAGAACTTACATTCAATACGCTAAAACCGTACTACCTAAAACGCCGCAAATCTTGCAGCAGATACAAGGCGAAAGAAAGGCCGCAAAGCGAAAAGAGCTGTATAATTCTATCACTGATACGATATACAACGCCGAGCTTTTGCCCCATTTTGCACGTACTATTTCCGCACTATCAGATGTACCTTTAACGGTGTTGTTTGAATGTGAGGTAGAACAAGTTGAACGGCTGTATAATATGCTGCTAAGCACGCTAAAACAGCCCGAATATGAGTACCAAGAAAGCATCGAAATACAAGGAGAAACGTTTTATTTCCCTAAGCGTTTAATGGCAGGTTCTACTTTGGGCGAATATGTGGAGGCGGCGCAATTTGAAAAGGTGATACATGATGCAAACGGTAACGAGATGGAAGCAATAGCGAAAGTGGCTTGTTGTTTACTGAAGAAAGAGGGCGAAAAGTTTAACGGCCAAGTGCCTGAAGAACGAGAGCCGTTTTTTCTTGATATGACAATGGATGCGGCGTGGCGTATCTCTTTTTTTTTGCAGAAACGAAACGACATATTACAACCCATTTTGCGAATTGCTTTGGAAGTGCAAAGAGCATCGAAATAGCGGCAGGCGTTAAGGAGTTGTTAGGCGGTTACGGTTGGTACATGGTTATCGAACGAGTTGCAGAAAGTGGGATTTTTACGGTATGGGGCAAAGATGCGATTGATAGCGCAATGATGGCCGATTTATACAAGGTTTTCACATGGCTATCAGCACAAAACGCAAAACAAGAATATCAAAACAGGCTCGCTGAAGAGCATCAAAAACGCAGAAAATGAATCAAATAGGCTTTAGTAATATTTGCAACCTTTTAGCCCAACAAATCGGATTTTTAGGCTATCACAGGGGGTACGAATCGGACATGAATCGAAACGTGGATAATAACGCCAACCCACAAAACAAAATGGGCAACCGTTATCCTTACGTGCTTTTAGAGCCTATCCCGTCCACTATTCAATTCTCTAATTGCCTGCGAGGTGTGCATGATATTCGCCTTAATTTCTACGATTTACAATACCGAAACAATCAAGGCCAAACCCTAACAGATACAACCCTAGAGCAAACACAAAGCCTATTGGATAAAGCTAAGGCATTTGTTTATTTGCTTAGTAGCTTAGGTAAAATGTATCAATACGGCATAGGAATCGAAACGCAGACCGTACAATTCGAGACAATGGAAATGCAGCACAATGACCGACTAATCCAAGTTGTTGCAACGTTTCGAGCCACTTGGAACGAGGAGTGCCCAACGGAAACTTTTAACCCTGCTTTGATTCCTACGTCTTACGAATGGCCTGTATCTTTAGAGGTTGATTATGAAACACTTAAACCCTTGACTTAATGAAACTCAAAGACCTGAAACTAATCGAATTTTTCGAGCAGTTAGCTGCTGAATATCCCGAAAGAATGAAAGAAAAAGATGCAACTTTCTTTGTTTCAAAATCCATTTACGCCCAATGTGTAGCGTGCGGAATGACCGAATATAAAGGCGTTAAAATTAAACCCTTGACATAATGGCCTCACTCTACCTTATAGCTGAAAAAATCGGAAATTCCTTAGTTGAAGAAATCCGCAATCAAATCCTTTTACAAGGCCATAAATTGACGGGTTCTTTGTCTAAATCTGTGGAGGCTAAAACACTAACCGTTCCCGATGGCGTTGTAATTCAATTCTTGTTGAACGATTACGGCGTGCCTGTTAATACGGGCGTTGTAGCATCTCGCATACCTTACGGAACTTATACAGGCGCAAAGGTAAGCAAGTACATACAAGGCCTTATCCGATTTGCAAAGCTACGATTTAGAGTAACCGAAAAACAGGCTAAAGGTATTGCGTTTGCGATAGCTCGTAAACATATCAAGGAGGGAATGCCGACACGTGGCAGCTACAAGTTTAGCAAAACGGGCAAAAGAACCGAATATATCGAAGAGGCAATCTTAAAGGAATCAGCGCAAATTTTGGCGTATATTGGCGAATTGGAAGCGGAAATAACTAAAACATTTTAGCATGGAACGCAATATTGAAATAATAAACCGCACCGTTTTAGATGCTGAAACGCTACATAAAAAGATGGAAGACATTTTGAAATGTAATGTTTTTACAGATACAGATAGAACCGTTTTAGAAATGGCATCGGCTTTTCTTTATCGTTCTGCTATTAAACAGAAGTACGAGCAACAAGCAGCAAATAATATTAAAAACGATTTAAGACCCTAATAAAATGGCAATCTTTATAAACCCTAATTACCAACCTAATTCGGCGTACCAGCCCAACGAATTTAGGATGTCCTACTTTGACGCTGTAAATGCGGTAGAGCGTGCAATCATTACACCTACTTTAAACGGCATAGTACAAACATCGTTCACTGTGCCATATTACGCTATTTCTGCATTTAGTACATACCTTTTTAAAGTGGACTTGCAAAGCCTTTTAAAAGCTGCTATTTCCCCTTTTTCAAGCCCACAAAGCGAGGTTTTCGGGCCATTGGATTTGCCGTATAAACAGACTGTTAATGATTGTTTGGTGGAATATTCGATTGACGTGGAATATCTTTATCGGGATGCAATTACGGGCCTTTTAGTAAATGCTGGTGTAACAGAATCAAGCACGCCGTATTACGCTACAAGCGGCACGAGACAAAGCAATCAAGACAAAAGCTTTACTGCCTACATTCCCCAAGCAGGCAGCCCAAACACGATTAAATGGCTAACCAACGCACCAACAACGCAAGAAATAGCCGACAATGAAAATGCGTTTTTGTGCCATATCGAAGACGCTGCTGCCGACCGTTGTAGGATTACAACTTACGATTCGGCAGGTGTGCAAATCGGTCAAGGTTCTTTTGCCATTGATACCGATGCAAACCAAGTCAATACACAATCCATCGGCGTTGGAATTGCGAATCTTGCAACTCAGGTTTATCTAGTTGGTGCTGTAACTTTGCCCGACCCCAACGCTGCTTATTATGTCGTACAGCTTTGGAATAGTGCCGTACCCTTTATAGATTATATCGAACCTCGCACATTCGAGATAGTGCAAAATTGCGACAACTCTGTAAGAATACATTGGTTTAACTTGTTGGGCGGTGCTGATGCTTACACCTTTAAGAAGCTGCAGCGCAAGGATGACGAACTAAGCTACACACTAGCAACCCGACCGAGCGCATGGGAATTAACAAGCCCACCGTACAATCCGAGCCAACAAGGTACGTATAAACTAGCAACTACGGGCGTAACCACATACGAGGCGCAAAGCAATCCACTTACACCATCGGAAGCGTTATGGTTAAGCGAAATAGCAAAGTCGGGCCAAGTGTACCGAGAAGACAACGGCACGTATATTCCAATAGTAGTTACCACAACCACAACCCCAATCGAAAAGGAAGTAAACGGGGAGCTTAATTTGGTTACTCTTACGGTTACATACGCCGATTCTAACGGGCTAATAATCCAACATAACTAAGATGCAAAAGTACATCAAACTATACATAGACAGCCAAGTTTGCGACCTGCCTGCGGAGGATTTTGGCATAGAGCTAAGCTACCGAGCATCTAACGGGTTTACGCCTGCGGGGGCATCTTCGGAGCGTTCTATCTCTTTGCCAGCATCGAAAACAAACGATACGATTTTTTCGCAATGGTGGGATGCTTTGCAAGATATAAAAGCAGGTACGGAGTATAAACGTATGTACTTGGAAGCGGAGGGACTGCCCGTTATTGAAGGCCAAGCACAATTAAAAGAGGCCATTCTAACCCCCTCGCATTACGGCGCAAATGGCATCGGGTACAAAGTAGCCTTGTATGGTGGAAATAGCGATTGGATAGTACAACTTGGAGCGTTGCCCCTATCTGATTTAGATTGGAGCGCAGAACGGCACGACTACACACAAGCTAATATATTACCGTTTTTAGGCTCTTTGCCGCCCGTGCGTAACTATAATTACAACGTTTGGAAGTTGATGGATTGGAAGTATCAGCAGGCCATTGGTGAGTATTGCGTACAAGTAGATGAGTTCCAACCATTCCTATTTATACAGCCCCTAATCGAAAAGATTTTTAACTATTTAGGCTATACAATAAACTCCAATTTCATCTATTCCGATTACGTTTTAGGGCTTGTTTTGCCTACTATTCTACCATCCAAATACCCAAAAGAATTTAACGCTGCTTACTTAGATGGAAGTTGGGAGCGCAATGTACCGATAACTTACACGGGTGCTGTGGGTGTTACGGGTGCTGGTTTAGATTTTAATAGCCACATAGCCCCACCTGTTGCACCTGACCCGTTCCAAGATTCGGTTGTATTTGGTGCTAGTTTCGCAGGCGCTTATACTGCTAGGGCTAGGGGCTACTATAAAATATTTTACGCATTAACAATTGACAATATATTAACAGGGAGCGGAAATGTAGATATTGCTTTATTAGTAACGGGCGCAGGTGCTATAAGTGGGAATGCATCACATCAAGACGTTGTAAATGGTCAAACTATTACGGGTTCTTTTATTGTGTTTATAGACTTAAATAGTGTTTTAAATACCTACATTGTTTGGGGCCCCGACCCTGCTGTTGGCGAGAGTTTCGACGTTACATACGCTAAAGTAGAAGTCTTTGGAGAGGCGGCAGAAATAACGCTCGGCGCACCAATAGACTTTGCCTATTTGCTGCAAGATTGGACGTGTGCCGATTTTTTGCGTGGCTTTGGGGAGTTGTTTAATTTGCAATACGAAACAGACGTAGCCCGCCAAATTGTTACGATAGAACCCAAAGACCCGTATTTATACCAATTGCAACCTGCTACAAGCCAAGTAGAACAGGGTTTTTTGCGCAATGTAACGACCGATAGTAATAACAAATGGGTGGTGAGCGATAGTACGAGCGATGAATTTAACCCCGATAACGTGCCTAATATTACGGTCTTCAAGTACCAAGCCGATGATAATGACCCAACGGTCAAAAGCAGCGAAGTAAACGGTATTTTTACCCTATACGAATCAAGATGCACACGAAATACCAACCGCTTTGAAGAGGGCGACCAAGTGCTAGAAAATTCGTTTTTTGCCCCTACTATGCACTTAATAGACCCGACTATCACATGGCCAACAAGTACTAAAACGGTTTTAGTGCCAATGCTGATGGCTGCGGATTATAACGAAGACCCAACGCAAACGGACAAAGTACAATCGTATAAACCTAGAATTTTGTATTATGATGGGCTTCGTAGTGATGTAACCTTACGCATTATTGATACCGTTGGAAATATACAATCGGCACAAATGCCCCAAACATGGGCCGTAAATTACAACGATTTAACGGGTTTAGACCCTTGTCTATCCTACTCTGACCAAACCTTAAACGGCATCACCGTTCAAGGCCTTGCAAAACGATTCTACCTGCGTGATATGGCTCGCATTCGTTCAGGCCGCACACGAAGTACCAATCTATATTTGAATGCTGTGGATATACTAAATCTTACATTTAGGGATAAGATTCTGCTAGGTGGCACGGGTTGGATATTGCAAGAAGTGAACGGTTACAAACCGATGTCGGTTGAGCCTACAAAGGTAGTTTTGCAGCTCGACCAACCCGACGAGACCGAAGATATAAACAGCTTTTCAAATAGCCCCGTTCAGGGTTTTGTTTCAAACATATTGTACTTATAATGGCAACTAAAAAAGTAGTTTTCGAGATAGATATCAAGGGCTCTAAAGAAGTATTTGAGCTGCAAAAGCAAATTAAGCAGCTAAAGAAAGACCTATCTAAAACCGATGACCCAACGGTGGCCGACCAACTCTTAAAGGATTTGGCACGGTTGCAAACGGAACTAAAAAAAGCCCAAGCCCAAGCCAAACTAGCCCAAGCCGAATTTGAGGCGAAAGATTCAACCATCGGCAGCTATAAGCAATTATCAGCACAACTATTTGTTGCACGGGAACGCTTTAAGCAGCTAGGAGCTGAAGCGATAAAGGGTGGGAATGTTACACGGGAGCAGCTCGAAGCTGCACGCCTTGAAGCTGCTAGACTAGATTCGCAATTAAAACGGGTGGATAGTGCAACGGGTGTGTTTGGGCGCAATGTAGGCAATTACGCAGGCAGTTTGAAGGGGCTGTTTGGGGAGCTTAAAAGCACAATACTAAGTTCAGGCTTAATCGGTCGTGGTGGTATCGGTGCGATTGGTAATATGCTTGCTAATGGTGTTCGTGGTGCTGTGGATGCGATAGACCAATTAAACACCGCTTTAGATGCTCAATACCGTACCCAAAAATTAGTAAACGAGGGGACAAAGGAGGCTATAAGCGAATATACAGACGAACGGGCGCAATTGGATTTTCTTTTTGCGGCGGTTACCGATGTTAATGCAACCCAAGAAGAACGGGCAAAAGCATTGGCAGCCATTAACGAACAATATTCTACCTACCTACCAAACCAATTAACCGAACTATCCACAGAACAAGAAATTGCGGATGCTTACAAGGCTGTAAACGCTGCTATTATTGAACAAATAGTGGTAAAAAAGCGTGCCGAATTAATCGAAAAGGCATTGAACGAGGCTATCCAAGCGCAAATCGAAGCCGACAAAGCACGTGCAGCTAGTGCCGTTTCTACGGGTTTTGCTATTATTGACATAGCTCGAAATGTTAATGCAACGGTACAAGAACAAAATGCTGAAACCGCAAAGAAAGTAGCCGCTAACGACCAACAAATTGAGGCCTCATTACGCAAGGCTTTGACCGACATTGGAGCTTATGGCCTTGATTTTTCCAAAGCATTTAGCGGAAATCTTGATGACCTTACCAAGCAAACAACCAAAGCAGCCGAAAAACAGGGCAAAGATTATCAAAAAACGCTCGAAGAAATCGAAAAGAAACGGGCTAAATTCTTTGAGGATAGCAAGAAGTTTAACCAAGACCAAGCCAATGATATTGCAAAGCTGCAAGCTGAATTATCAAAGGCAATCGTAGATAATATCGAAGATGAGGGACAAAAGGCGGTCGCACAAGAAAAGCTAAATTATGAGTTTCGAAAAGCGGAACGAGAGGCACAATTCAATAACCTTAAAGCAAAGATACAAGAGCAAGAAACAAAGCTTTTAGAAGTGTACGAAGAGGGCAGCGCAGAGGTTATTGCGTTCCGAAAAGAAACGACCGATAAGCTCGCACAGCTCGAAACCACATTCGCACAATTAAGCGAACAGGATGCAATTGCACACCAACAAGCTCTTATAGAAATACAAGCAAAGGGGCTAATCGAACGCAACCAACAAGAAGAGGCGGCATTCCAAAAGCGAATAGCGCAAAGCCAAACCGAATTAACGGAATTAGAGAATGCTTACCAATTACAATTCCTACAAATACAGGAGGCAGTTGCAAAGCGAGAGCAAACGGTAGAAGCAGGCGCAAAAGCTGAATTTGATGCACGGAAAAAATACCTACAAGAGCAAGCCGATTTAATACAGCAAAACCTAAACGATGGGCTTTTTGCTGACGAACAAGCACGCCAACAATTAGTTTTACAACGGCAAAAGCTTAACACCGAATTGGCGCAGCTCGAAGAAGAGCAAACCGAAAAAGTTAAGACCGAAACCGACAAACAAAAAGCAGCCCGTTTAGCCGCTATACAACAGGTTTTACAGACTGGGCAGCAGGTTATTGGCGCAATTGCATCTTTGGCCGATGCTGTAAATCAAAGAGAAATAAAGCAGTTAGATGACCAATTACAAGCACGTCAAAAGAATATAGCGGACTTGGAAGCGCAATTGGAAAACGCTAGTGGATTTGAGGCCGAATACTTGGAAAATAAGGTGGCACAGGAAAAAGCCGCCGCCGATGGAATCGCAGCAGCCAAAGCTAATGCCGAAAAACAAGCGGCTAAAACTGCTAAAGCCTTTGCGATTATACAGGCTATTATTAACACCGCTTTAGGTATAACCAATGCTTTAGCATCGTTACCGCCTCCAGCTTCTTTTATTACAGCAGCGATTACGGGGGCTTTAGGAGCGGTAGAAATTGCGACAATAGCAGCGCAGCCCCTCGCTACGGGTGGCGTTGTTGGGCGAGATATAACAGGCAAACCGATAAGACGAAGTAATGGGGACAATGTACTTACAACGCTAAAAACAGGGGAGGTTGTACTAAACCAAAACCAACAGCAAAGGCTCGGTTATGATGCTTTAGCTTTTGCAGGTGTGCCAGGTTTTGCAACGGGTGGCATAGTTCCCACCATTCCATCTTTGCCGCCTTCTATTAATTCGGCGGTAGAACAAAACAACCAACTAACAGAACTTATTTTAGCCGTAAATGGCCGTATTGACCGACTGCAAGTAGATTTCACACCGAACACCCAAGCGGCTATTAACAAAGACAACAAAGACCGCAAGGAAATAAACACACGCAGAACATTATGACAATATACGAAATGCCAATACCTAGCGACATTGAAGCGCAGGTCAAGGAGCTGATAAATAAAGGGGGCTATTTGCCCCCTACGGTAAGACAATCGAATATTCGTACCCTTACTAATATCTATTTGCGATATGTCGAGCCGCACGAATGGCAGCCAAAAGAGGAGAGATTTGCGCCCAAATTAAAGGCCTATCTATCTTGCAATAAGTGCGTAAATAAAGTATTAGAGTATTTCGAAACCCGTTACGAAAATGAGTAAAAAAAATGCGCTCAGGATTGCCGTCCTGAGCGCAAATAAACCTAGAATTGGCGTTCTAAGTTTGTTTGATTTAGGTTTGCATCCTAAATCGGTTTTGATATAAATCTTTGATATTTTCTTGCTGTTTCCCAACAGTACCATTTCATAAGACAAATATACAAACAAAATTTAAATAATGAGTAAAAAGTAAGCTAAATTTAAATAATGAGTAAACAATCTAAACTAAACGCCGATTTTTGCACCCTAATAGCGACTAAATTCGCAGACCTTAAACCGCTCGACCTGCTTCGTGCTTTGGTGCAATTGGGCATTATTACCGAAAAACAGATTTTGCGGTTTATGGCTATTTGGATATACAAAAAGGAAATAGAAAGAACGGTATCGGCACGCCGTAAGCGTGGGGACTGTGGCCTCGCATCACATCGGACATTGGAGCGTGTGCCGATTTCAGAGCGGCAACTGTGGGAGATTAGAAAAAATTATGCCGTTTGGTTTTCGGGCTTATTGTTTTAGCGGTATTTGGTATCTGTCAAATATCGCTTCAGCTTCGGCTGCGCTTTTGGGTATAGGAATAAAATTAAGTGCATTCCCTTTATCGTTTCCACACATCCAAGATATATCGAATACATCGCTATCATACAACGATAGCGCATAAAGCGTGCTTTTAATAGTTTTGTAGTATGCAGAAAAGCAATAAACAAAACCTTTATCTTCTAGCCATTTCCCAAAATCAAAGTTTTCCATTATACCCCCTTTAAAATTTTAAATAATTCGTTAAACTCCTCACCTGTTTGCGGTATTCGGTTTTTTTTCGGGTCTATTATACTGATATAACTCCCATTATTCCCATACTTAACCCGAAAAGTTTGGCAGCCCTCGCAGACGGTAACGATTAAACGTTTTTCTCCTACTGCTTTTACATAATAGGATTCCATTTCTTTAAATCCAATCATTCGCAATCTTTGTCCAAAATCAAAGTTTTCCATGTTCGATTAGTTTTAGTTTACAAATATACGGATTAATTCGCATTATTTGCGAAAAAACGGGGTGGTGTGTAGCGTAAATTTGCGTTACACACTTTTTTATTATGGAAGTATTATTATTAGGGTACATAGTGGATATGGGCAGCCGTTACCAAGATGCAGCAGAACGCACAATCTTGGAAAATCGCAACATGCCCATCGACTTAACAATATGCAGCAACGGCGGCGATGTGTTCAAAGGCTTGGAACTTTGCACAATGATTAAAACGCACCCAATGCCGACCAAAGCAATTCTTTGCGGTTCGGTGGCCTCTATTGCTACTGTGGTGGCTATGTGCTGCGATAAAGTCCACATGGATTATAATTGCACCATGCTGATACATAACGCAATGGGTGGCAATTTTGGCACGTCTGAAGAGCTAAGACAGACTGCCGACCAATTAGACCAAATCAGCAAAAGCATCATGGGTTATTATGTGGGCCGTATCGCTAAAAACGGAAAGTTGGTTAATGGCTCGGTTGCTGATACCGAAAAAATGTTGGCTGAATTAATGACCAAAGACCAATTCTTATCGGCTAGTGAATGTCTAGATATGGGCCTAGTTGATAAGTTAGTGAACTGCGATGTACCCCAACAAGCTCCCGAAGAAGAAACCGAAGATTTGGCCGCACAACTTGCAACCCAATATCCACAGATTAAAAACCAATTTCCCAATTTTAAAAACAGTTTCTCAAAAATGGAAAATAAAACACCATTAACCCAAGAGGAAGCAAAGGGCTTTTTTGCCAAACTTGCTGCTCTTTTTGGTTTCAAAAACGAGGCAGCCGAAGCGGTAGCTGAACCCGTTGCACCCGTTGTAATCGAAGAGCCAAAAGCGATAGCTGCTGAGGAAATTACCGAAGAAAAAGCAATCGAATTGCTAAAAGCTAAAGGTTATGCAGTAAGCAAACAGGCCGAAGCAATCGAAGAAAAATTGAACGCTACAATGGCACAACTGCAAGAGGCACAAAACCAAATCAAGGCTTTAGAAACGGTAGCAGTTAAGGCACAAGCCCAAGTAACACCGACCACGCCCGAAGCTCCGAAGGCCGAAAAAACGACCTTTAAAAACGGTTTCAATCATTTCGCAAACATTTTAAAATCCAGTAAATAATGGCATCACCATTCGAACTTGTATATCCTACAAACCCACAGGCAAACGGCGACAATATGTTTACCGTTTATTTGCCAAATCCTTATGCTACCGTTCCCGTTAGCGGTACGCTTGTAACCAATGCAGGTGCAACAACGGCAACCCTTACGGCATCTTTGCCCGCCGATAACACGCTCGGCGTTTTCCGTGTAACTATTACAGACGGTAAAGGTATTGAAGTTGTTGGCTCTTTGGATGTTGCTAGCGTAGCAACTCCCGTTGCTATTACAACTTCTAGCCTAGACGCAACAACCGATTGGACTGTTGCTTTCTATTGGGAAGAGCCTACAATTAGCGCAGATGACCCCAAATTCGGAGCTTTTAACTACAAAATGGAAGGCGCAAAAGGTTCTATTACATACACTTACAGCACGGTAGAAACGGCGGGTACTTTGCAGCTTGCTGGCGAGTTGGTTGTGAACGGCGTTGTAACGGTAGCAAAAGCAAACGTAAACGACGGGGGTACTTTGGCCTTTGGTGTAGCAGTTCCGCAAAATTCAACCGCTTACGCTCTTATTTATTTCTCTAATACTCAAACGGGTCAAAAACCTTTGCGTATTCTTAGTGCAACCGATAACGGCGCAGCGATGACCCTTGCAACAGCATTTAACCAAACTATTCCCTTTCCTTTGGCTATTGCAACAGGTGAGGAAAGCCCAACGACAATGCGTGTGAATCTTGATACTACGGCATTAGGCGCAATCGCTGCAAGCTCTATCACAGTGAACAATAATACGACCAATGCGGCGTATGTTGTGAACTTCACCGCAACTATTGTATAACCCAACTAAAACACTAAAATATAATGGCTACTAATTTCAGTCAATTAGCACTAACAACTAACCTTACGCTCGAACAAGTACGTGCAATCGTTACCGAGCCACTTTATACTGACCCGTTCATTGCTTCCGATTATCGCATCCAGCGTGTTGGAGTACATAAAGACGTGGAAAGCAAACTTTTGACCGTTGCAAAACGCAAATATCCTTTGCGCCGTATTGACGGTTGCACTATTCCCGAAGCGGAAGCCCGTGCAATTACCCAACGCACATTTATTCCCACTCAATTGGGTTACCAAAATAATTTTTGCGGTGATGAATTTAATAACACCGTTTTAGCACTTTTGCAACGTGCAAACTTAGACCAATACAATTTGGTTGGTACGGAGTTGGGCGGCCTCATTGCAGAAATGACAATGATGGAAAATAAAAACCACTTGCCTCTTATCGCTTGGTTTGGTAATAAATTGTCGGCTAATCCCGAATTTAACCAAATTAAAGGCTACTTTGAGTTGATTAAAGAGGCGGTTGCTGTCGGCGTTGCAAAGCAAGTAACAAGCTATCAAGGCGCAGCCCTTACAGCAGGTCAAGGTATCCAACTTTTGCAAGACCTTGTAGACCAATGCAACGATGAAACGGCAGGCGTAGATATTAGCCAAAAGGTTATCTACATGACCCGTGCGGTGTACCAACGCTTTAAACAAGACCTTAAAGCAGGTTCGTACAATTCTACAATCTACACCACGCAAATTATAAACGGTATCACCGTAGAATATTTTGATGGTATCGAGATTCGCCCTCAGTACGAATGGGATGCACTTTGCAGCTCTGAACTTGGTTTGAACTTTGCAAATGTGGCCGTATTGACAATGAAACAGAACTTTGTTTGGGCCATTAATGACCAAGAGGGTATGAGCTTCGAGATTCTTTACAACCCTTACGACCTCAAAACGTTGGTTCGTAATTTGTTTGTATTCGGTGTTCAAATTGACTTTCCTGAATTGATTTGCGCAGCGTATTAATTAACCCTTAAAATCTAAAAAACATGGCTTTAACAGCAGGTTATACGATTAGTTGTGCAACGGCAAATTGCACGGGTGGGGTTAAAACGCTCTACTTTACCAACAAAGACGATATTGATACAACCGTAGGCACGGAGGGTTTTACGCCAGGCGCAACGGGCATTTTTACAGCCGTAACAATGGACGCCCTAAAGGTGTTTTTCGATTACGACTTCCAAGATTTTACGGGTGAATTTCGCGAGAATGCAGCCCCGACCGAAAACGGATGCGCCCAAGTTGTTACGCAAGAATTGGAGTTTACATTCCCTTGTAACACAGTTGAAGGCCGCAACGCTTTGGAGCAAATTTTTTCAGCTGTATGCTGTGGAATGGTTGCAATTGTCGAGATGTTCGACGGCACTTCTTGGGCTGTTGGCTACTTGGATAAACGCCACTTAAAACTGCTTAGTACCACAGGCACAAGCGGAAAAGCTTTGAGCGATTCCAAACAAACAACAATCGTTTTGCAATGTATTACAACCGAATTAGCACACAAATTTACAGGCACTGTTCCAGTCTAGTTTTCCTTGTTTGCTCTTTCTGTCATGGGGTAGGTGGGCAACTGCCTACCCTTTTTAAATTATAAAAAATATGTACGAAATATTGAAAGGAAAGGAAAATGTAAGGATAGGAGCGGCCAAATTTGACGGCATTCTAAAAGATGCTACACAGGAGCAACTCCAATACTTACACGAAGAAATCAAACATCCTTACGTTATCAAAAAGACAGCAGCAAATGGAAACGGGAAAAAGAAATCAGCAAAGGAATCAGGCGAAACAATCGAACCAACAGCCGAATAAAAAGCGGTTTGTTGCTTGTAATACGGCATGGGAGGTAGATAGATTATACGGTCATTTACCGTCTAGGTATCGCAGCCAAAGAGACGGCGAATTAGGGGACTATGTTCTATTAGGAGATAGCCCCAAAGAGAATAGCCGCCAAGTAGTACAAAACACATCTATTCCGTTTATACCCTATGTAAGCACTAATAACAATTTATTAGCGCAGGTTTTTAACGCCCTTACTACAAGCCCAACCAATGCAGCGATAATCGAAAAGAAAAACAGAATGGTAGTTGGAGATGGAATGACGGTATGCGCAAAACAAGGAATCGTACTAAAAAACGATACCGAAATAACCGACCAACAGCTATTTGCTATAAATGAATATTTAGAGAATATATCGCAAAACGAGGGCTCTGTAATTGACCAACTGCGCAAAGTTACCGCCGATTTTAACACCTTTGGTAATGCCTACATACTGATAACTAAAAGCACTGTAGGCAGCACAAAACGGTACTACCAAGAGCATATCCAATTCGCATGGGGGCGCATTAAAAAGATTGAGCAACAGAACTGGGGCAAAGCTACAAGAATCGGATTTTCGCAGCGTTGGGACACGGGCGAACAATGGCCCACGGATTTAATCGAGTACCCACTTTATCCCGTTTTTGAAGCGGACAAAGATAACCCAAACGTAGAGCGTTCCGTTTTGCATATTAAAACCTATACCCCTACTTTTACATATTACGCCCTACCTACTTATATCGCTTCGGTTCTACATAGCGAGATGGAATATAGAATAGCTAAGTTTAACCAAAGTCAATTCCGTAACGGCTTTATGCCATCCGCTTTGATTCAATCCTTTGCGAATGGTGCGAGCGATGAGGAAGCAGAACAGGCAATGTTGGCAGTCCACGAAAAATACACAGGAACGGGTTTGAATAGCCAAGTTATTATGCAGGTTTTAAGCGACCCGTCTATGGCCTCCAAAGTAGATATACTTTCCAATCAGTACGATGGAATGTGGACGGAGCTGGGAACGGTTGCAAGGGATAATATTATCACAGCCCACGAATGGTCTCCCTCGCTTGTCGGTGTTACCGTTGCAGGCTCTTTGGGTGATAATCAACAGATGCGTAATGCTTTTGAGGTGGTTAGTAATACCGTTATACGCCCTATTCAAAATACGATATACGGCCAATGGCTTAACCGTACCTTGCAAGAGGCAGCAGCTTTTGAGGGCAAAGACTTTGGCAATAGTGAGCTTAAACCGCTTAATAATAACCCTGTTAGCTTCTTGGGTGATATTAACGTTGCATCCGTTTTGACAACAGATGAGCAACGTGAAATATTAGGCTACGAGGAAGTACAGGAAGAAGAAATGACGGGAATAGATGAAATGACGCAAGAAAATGATGCCGAATAATGGAAACACTAATTAATGCAAACGAAGCCCTCAATACGGGCGTTTTTCGGTCTAGTCCGTTAAATGCCAGATTCGATGTGCAGCTAATCGCAAATCAGATACAGCCTGCCGAATTGCGCTTTATTAAGCCGCTTTTGTGTAAGGATTTGTATGAAGACATGATAGCGGATATTATAGACTATTCAGCTTCTCCCGATTTTGTTAGTGGCACGTTGTATGTAGCTACGGATATAGTCAATTTCTACGGTTTCGCCTATGAGTGCATCCAAAATACAACGGGAGCAGAACAGCCATTAAATACGCTATTTTGGACGGTATTACCCAAGTTTGCAAACGCCTTTTACCAAACGCTTTGGGATAAATATCTCTTTCAGCTTTGCGGCCGTTCTGTCTATTTGCAATCGTTGCCAAACATCCTAATTCAAACGGGCGCAAATGGCCTATTTATCAATAATAGCGAGTTTGCAAGAGGAGCAAGTAAGGGTGAAATGCAGCTTTTGCAAGATAACGAAACACGCACGATTGATGTTTTTACGGCAGAAATTAAAGAGTACCTATGCGATAACCGCACCGATTACCCATTATACCCTGCTGATAAACTTTGTAAGTGCCATGTAAGTGGGTGTGGGTGCGATACGTGTAAAGGAACAAGCCCCTATAAAAAGAACGTATTAAAATGGTTTTAATACAAAAGCAGCTAAATGGGGATGTTTTCTTTCTTATAGGTGGCGCAGTAGTGGCGAGCTTATCAGAAAATGTTACGTTTAATTTATCATTTAAGCGTGGCGGCATTGACATAATAGACGAAGTAGGACGCCGGTATTTTCTCGAATGGGGATTTGTAACCCAAACGCAGATTTTGCCTGCTGCTGCTGTTGCTTTTACAGGAAATTTGCCTACGCTTTGGACGCTGCTTGTAACATACTTTTTTAACGAATTGCACGCTACTGGCGGCGGCGGCGGTGGTGGTGGGTTGGAAACAAATATAGTTAGTGCATCGGGTAATTATAATATCCTAACAACTAACTACATAATTTACGCAGTAGGAAACGGCAATTTTAGACTACCAACCATCGGCGCATCCATCGGGCAATTTTACCGAATTTATGCGAATAACAATACGGTGAACGTTTTGTGCGATGACCCTGCAGGGGATAGAATAACGGGTTTAATTTCCGTTACTTTAAAAAAATGGGACTCGGCAACTTTTAGAGCTTTATACACTAACCAATGGCTAATTGGGGACTAAAACTAAATAATCATGGGATACATTAATTTTGTTAAAAAAGCAAGTGGGAACGTTTGGATACAGAACAAGACAAACGGCCGTATTATGCAATTACCCGTTACTTGCCGAATCGAATTGGATGCAAACGGGCAAACAATCCGCTTTTGGGACGGCTATAATTTAGCGTACAACTGCGAATTTGCAGACGTGAATAGTACACAAGTAGAACCTGCGGCGGCTCAAACCGTTACAACTGTAAACGCTTTTATGACGCTGCTAGATAGCTCTTTTTTTTTTAGCGTAAGTGGTGGCGGTACATCTAGTTCTATCTTATTATCAGCAACGGGAATTTTCGATTTAGGTACAAGTTTCATCACACCTGCGGCCCTAGTAGCGAACACAAACGATTATACGGTTGCTGGCGGCGATGATGTAATGGTGTGGCGTATATCAGCAACGGGAGCGGTTAATCTTACGGGCATAGCTGCCCCACCTGCGGGAACTTCACCGCTTCGCATTTTGCGGAATGTTGGAGCTAATACAATAACGCTGCAAAAGCAATCGGTTCTATCTATTGCCGATAACCGTTTCGACTTTCCACCCGCTACAATTTCCTTGCAAGGCAGCGGTTGGCGGCCGATGTTTTACGACCAAACTTCTATGCGTTGGGCTTTCTTATTCTAAACTGAAACAATATGAGCAAATATCGAATATATCAAGAAGTGGACGGTTGGAATCGTGGCGGTGGGCTTGTTGTGCTGCTATCTGATACGCCCGAAACATTTATAACCGTTACCCAAGTGGATAGCACAGCTATTGCTAATCAAAACTTTAGGTTAGTTACAAGGGCGGCCCATACAGCGTTAGACTGCTTTGCAATGTTTAACCGAGACTATAATAAATACCGTCTTTGCTTAATGCAGGTGGTAGAAGATATAGGGGGCTTCGATGCATTGGATGCAGCAGAACAAACGATATGCGCCCAATACTTTATTTTCACCGAGCCGCAAACGGAAATAGCAATTCCAGACGCAGACCAACGGGCGCAGCTTTATTCGTTGCACTTGGAGCGAGTTGCCGAAGCTGATTTAAATCCTATTGCGTTGGATATTTTAACTTACTCATAATGGCCTATATCAGCGAATTAAATATAGCACGTAACCAATTAGATGCGAATGGCTTTATGCCGATTTCGCAGAAAAATGTAATTGGAAACTACTTGCAAGATAAGGACAATAACCCGCTTTTGATAGATAGGGTTGGCACCGGTTCGCAGGTTTGGGCGGCGGGTGAGGTTGCTATGTCTGTGGCTGCCGGTCAATACGCAATTGCACAGACCCGTATTTGCCATCCGTACATATCGGCACATCCTAGCATTTATACTATTACCTTTGCCGATTTAGGCGTGCAAGCGAATGTAGTTAAACGGGTTGGGGCATGGCGGTCTTCTACCGTTGCACCCTACACAGCCAACTACGATGGGGTGTATTTAGAGATGGATGGAACGGGGTACAATCTAGTAATTGCCAAAAACGGTGTTTTGAATACCATACCACAGGCGAGTTGGGATGACCCATTAGATGGGAACGGGCCTAGTGGAGAAAACTACGATTTTGATACCTTTACTGTTCTACAAATAGACTTCCTTTATTTAGGCGGTACATGGATTCGTTTTTGCCTAAATATCGGCGGTCAGCTTGTTTATTTCCACACTTACGAGCATTCAGGAACGGCACTTAGTACATTCTGTAATTCGCCTTATTTTTATTTGCGGTGGGAGATTCGCAGTACGGTCGGAGTGGGTTCTATGCAGCAAATATGCGGCGGTTTTTCTGTTCTTGGAGGTGTGGAAACGATAGGAAAAGAAATTGGCTGCGATAGTGGAACGGCTTTTGTAAATGCGAATGTTGTAGGAACGGAATATTTACTTTTAGCTATTAGGCTTAAATCTACATCCTTAAATGCCTACGTTATACCAAACTCCCTATCCACCCTATCAGCAACAAACGACAGCTATTTAATTCGGGTTCGGTTAAATCCTACCATTGCAGGGGCTGCGCTTGTATGGAATAACCTAGTTAATTCATCAGCAGAATTTGCAAGGGGAGATGTGGCAGGAACAAACACTATTACAGCAACCAACCCCCAAGTATCTAGCTTTTACGCTATTGCAAACCAAGAGCAGTTAATAGATAAACCATTTTTGGCGGCCATTGGTGCAACTGTAGCAGGGACTGCGGATATTCTTACTTTATCAGCTGTGCCTCTTACTAGCAACTTAGATATTTACGGAGCTATAAACATGAAGGAATTATGACAACGATTAATATTACCCCGTTTGATACAGCCTCTTTTGCAACGTGTTTATTTGTTTTGGTCGCTGTTAATCCTGCGATTGGACAAGAATACAAATACGATTGGAAAGATTATGTTATCCTAAAAGATGACGTTTCAGAGGTGCGGCGAAACCGTGAAGATACATATTGTTTAATTACGTTGGAATCGGGTTTGTCGCATCAAATCCCGTTTGAGCCACTAGAAGTTACGGTAACGATTGGGGCAACTGTGCCAGCAACAAACGAAGAAATGAGGGACTTGTTAGTTGGAATTGTTACAGGAACGACCCTACCTTAAACCTACACCCTATGAGAACACCCCTATTTTTACAGTCCATCGAAACAACGTTTTTAATCTTGGAGGTGCTGCAAACTATCGGCATAGCGATATGTTGTATAGTTCTTGTTTGGTGCGGTTTAACCTACTTTTTAGAGCCGTTTATGGAAATGGTTAAGGTTAAAAAGCAGAGCCATACAAAACGATTCGAACAGCAAACGGTTGAACGGCTAAACAAAAACGATGCAGAAATTGAGGATATAAAACGCACTATAAACGACCAAAAATTATGATACGGGACTTATACCAACCGAACACCGAAGCAGGCGAAAATAGCCCTATTACGGCCGAAAACGGGCAGCAAAGACCACCAAAGACAGCTAAGGCCGCAATGCGGAAAGCAGGGCCATTAATACTGTTTTGTGTTGCTGTTTTGTTCGCTTCTGTCTTTGCTATTAATTACGTTAAAACCTTGCAGCATAGAGTTGCTAAGGTGGAAATTTCACAAAAACAAATAAAATGAAAACACTATCATCTTTAGTTATCCTTTTCGCTTTTAGCTGCAATAATGCAGTAGAACCACAGCCCGAAATTACGCCGATTGATACGATTATTGCGAGCGATAGCGTAGATACGCTGCTGCTGATACGTACAAATAAAAAAGATTCTACCGAAATCAATCAGTAGAATCTAAAATATTTGTATCTTTGTAGTACGTTACCGTTGTGAAACGGTTAAATAAACAAAATATCAAAAAAATTATATACCCTTTTGGGGTAGATGCGCTCAGGATTCCCGTCCTGAGCGCATTTTTTTTGATATGGTTCGGCAGATTCGGCGCAAAGAAAACCCCCAACATGACGAGCGTGTTGGGGGTTTTGGTTAAAACTTTACAGATTCATAGTAGGCCTCTGTTCGCTCTACTCCATCAGCACACATTAATGGCCGATTTTTTATCTTTTCATAGCCGCTAAAATGCTTTTTTAGCACTTCAGGCGTAGCTTCTAAAAATAAGAAAGACACGCCGCTTTCTTTTGGAAGCGTATTGTATATTTCTCGTGCATCGTATTGACTGCGCCCATCTAAAACACCCATGTCGTTTAGGATGTTTTTAAGTATAGTAGTTTGATTTGGCGATGTTAAACAACTATACTTTAATGGTAAAAGAACCCCAAATTGCCCGTTTAATTTTTGTACTGGTTTCATGATGTTGGTTGTTTGTGTTTGTGTTTTAGCGTTATTGCTTAGTACAAATATACGATGATTATTCTATTTGTCAAGTCTTTCACCCAATTATTTTAAAAAAAAAGCGTAAAAAAGCCCCAAAAAGTTACTTTTAGGGCTAAAAACGGGGTAAAACGGGCTAAATTTCTTCGATTGTGTCTTCCAATAATTCGGCTAAACCGTCTAAAAACCTGTTGCTTTTGCCCTTTATCTTCATAATCGAAATAATGTTAGCGGCAAATTCTCGCAGATACTCCTCGCCGTATTCCTCGAAATGGTCAGATAACTGCTTTTCGTTCTGCTTTTCGTCATCCGTGAGGATAGATGCAATTTGCAATTCGATACCTACCACCTCATTTAAAATCCCCTTTAGCGGCACATTTGCAGGGCGGCCTTCGGTTCGTATGCCTTCAATCGCTTTTTTAATGGCTGCCATTGCAAAGGCGTTTCCCATTTTGGCCAAAAATCCGATGCTATTTACTTTGAACGCATCGAAGTCGAAATTTTGTACTGTCATTTTGTTGTTGTTTAAAAGTTAATTATCATCGTACCATCTCGAAAAAATTAGGCTGTGGACTACAATCGTACTTGTTGGGCCATCCCTCAAAGTTCGTATGCGTTGTAAGTACCCGTTTACCTATTTGCGCCTGTTTATCGGCTTTAAACCAAGATAAATCGAGCGGTAGCGATTCATATTGGAAGCCGTATATCTCTTTCAGTTTAGCCAATAGCAGGCGAACAGAGGCCACTTGTTTATCGGTGTACCTATGCCAATAGCGATAGCCAAACTCTTTATGGCCTAAATCGACAACTTCTTCAGGCTGCATCAAGCCCTCACGGTAATTGTAGTACTTATCCCCTACCTTATCCAAATACCCCCAGTTGCATATTTCTATGCCTATGTAGCCTGCATTCACAAGTATGTTGTATTTATCCATATTAACCCGTCCCATAGCGATATGATAAGCCCCGAATTGTAACGGCATACATTGTACTATTTTACCGTCATAGCTGCCCGTTTTATCCCCACCTAGCCCACCGATAATAAAGTGCGTTGCAACTGCTCCCCTGTTATCCCCTGCCCAAACATTTACGACCGATTTAGGGTTCGAGCCGCCTGCTGTATGGTGCAAACAAACGCCTAATTTTTTCGCTACAAAGTGATTTCCTGTTTTGTACTGAGTAGGGAGTAAAGGGTATTTTTCGGCTATTTCTAACCATAACGGATTTAATGCCGCCTCCGTTGCTACGTTATATTCCCCCGTAGCGGCTTCGGGAACGTGAGCTTGTTGGAATGCCGTAAGAGCGGATTTAGTCAGGTTGCCGAAATGTCCGTCGGCGGTGAGTGGGTAGCCGTTACGGGTTAAGGCTGTTTGTAGGGCTGCGACTTGGTCGCCTTTGTCTCCTAGTTTCATAATTAGAAAATTGTTAGTTGTGCAATATGGTTGTTAAATCGTTTTTGCATAGCCTCAAAATAATCGCTATCTAATTCGCAAATATCCAAGTCAAATTTTAAATCATGGCAAGCGATAGCGATAGAACCTGACCCGCCGTGCGTATCTAAGATTTTATCGCCTTGCTTTGCGTAGTTGGTTAGCAGCCAACGATATAAAACGGCGGGCTTTTGCGTTGGGTGTATTGTGCCCTCTTTTAAAAGCTCTACCCTATTATATTCAGCAACTCTTAACGCCCTGTCAAAAGAAGAAAAAGCTAACTCACCATCAGAGTTGCAAATTCTTTGCCCTTTGTCCCAAAAAATCCACCCCATTTTCGGCGGCAGATAGGGCGTAAAATAGTTTGCGCCCCAAATAATTTGATTAACAGATACCCTAAAAATTTGGTCAAAATATTCTTTGTCGGGTGTATAATTATCCCAACCTTTAAAACTATGCGCTTTTCTTCCTCCGTGTTTACTTGTCGTTCTTTGCGCCCCATCCCTACCTATCCCATACGGCGGGTCTACAATCGCCAAATCATACGCTTTATCAGGCAAAGACCGCATAAAGTCCATGCAATCGCAGTTGTGAAAATTTATCATGTGTTTGTGTTTTGTTACGATTAAACCGCCTTGCATCCCTGAAAGAACGGCGTGAAACTCTATCGTGCTATGGGTTTTTGTTTGGGTTCTGATGCTAGTTTGTAATTGTAGATTATGTCGTCAGCATCAATATCATAGGGTTGAAAATCTTTGTACTGAATAGTAATACACCAATCGTTTACTATTGCGATTATTTTCAGCGTTTCGTGCGTATGTTTGGTCAGCTTAGAACGGTCTTTGAAGTGCCAAATTTGCCCTACTTTAATAGCCTTAATCATTGCCTTTTTTCTCATAGAGGCACGTTTTAAACGTGCTGCAAGGATTGTTTTTTTACGCAATGTTTCCGATGTTAGGGATTGCCCAATGTTTACCACTCGCTTTATAGTTGCCATACTACATACAAAATTAAGATAAAAAATAAAAACTGCGCCGAAAAGAAAAACAGCAGCCAAAAAATAGGGCGAATCGGTAGCCAGAAATAAAACCATTCACGACCGCTTAAATCGTACCGCCTTAATCGTTTATATCGGTTATGTAGCCACTTTTCGAGCAAAGCAGGCCAAAGCACAGGAACGGCAAATAAAAAGCGGCACGGCTCATTTTTACTTACTTCTGCCAATCGCTTTGCTATCTTGCGGCGTGTGATACCGATTTTTACCGCAAATTTACGGCGGTGTTGGAAGAGGTAGAGCCACATTACTGCGATTTAAGTTGTTCGACAAAATCCTGCGCCGCTTTGATTGCTTCGGTTTCGGTTTCGTACTGCATATAATCGGACGGCGTAATAGCTTCGATTGAGTTATACGATTGAGCCTCCCAAGTACCATCGAAAGGTTGGCGGTGAATCTGGCAAGTATCAAAAAATGTGGCCACTTCGGGACGGTATTTAATTTGCCGTTTGTAGTAGCATGGGATTATAAAAATATAGATGTTTTCGGTGTATTCCATTTTACAAAAAGTTTAATATACCCATTAAAATAGGCGGCGTTATCATGACTTCCACGACAAACGCCCGCCAATAATATCCGCTTTGGGGTTCAACTTGCAAAGCCATAAGCCATGCAGTTCTTAGCCCACCTGCGGCAAATTTAGCAGCCCCGATAATTAGGCCGCAAATCATACCCAACTCCCCGCCGATTATCATTGCAGGGAATAACCATGCAAGGAATGACGGGGGAATTAGATACTTAATTTCGTAGCCTCTTTCAGGTATTAAAACCTGTAAAAGGGCTGCTAGTGCGAGGGAAAAAAATACGATGTTCATACCAACAAAGAACGGATAAAATGCGCTGATTGTCAATAGGTTGCATCGTATTTATTTTATTTCTAATTGTCGCTTTTTTGGTGTGGTGTTATAGGTTTTTTTCTTAATTCACTTAGTGCTGTTTTCCAAGCATCTATTTCTTTTTTACAATAATCCCCTACTTCTATAAAGTCGCCACAATGAGGCTCTTTTATAACATATCCGTAGGTTGATTTTTTTTGATTTTTATAATAGATGCCATTAAAATGAAAAACTATAATAGCATTTGGGCACAATTCTAAAACCCTATTTTTAATATGTTCCAACGTCATTTTTGTGTGCATTTAGTGGTGAAAATGTGGGCAAATTGCGATACACACAAAATACCCACATCTGATAATCAATGAGTTATGATTTACTAGGAGCGATTAATTTTAGGTCTTCAGGCTTGTACGTTGGGTAGGGTTTAGTGTCCCCAAGTTTCTCCCAATGGTCTAATTTTTCCCGTAACTTTTCGGGGTGGGCTTCCTGAGCTTCATCATAAATTTTTAAAATGTTAGCGGCGTAAGTTTCACCTTTTTCGCCTTTTTCCAAAGCATCTTTTAATCGGCTTAGATTAGTGCTTAAATGGTTCGTAATTTCGCTAAATGTCTTTGGCTTATCTTTATCCTTTGGCTCGTCAGATTTACCCTTAAAATCCACAGTAAGCAGAACCAATAAGATAATTACCCCAATAGCCAAGATAGAACTCCAAGACGTAAATTTAGCGAAAATAAGAATAGCCGATTTCAGCTTAGAAGCGTGATGCTGCTGCTCGCTTTGAAATTCGCTTTGCTCTGCGCTGATAGCTACTTCAAAGTTGTTACGGGTGCTTGCTATTGCTATATTTTGATTAGATAAAACCAATGGCAGGGTAGGGACAAATTTGGCCATTATTTGCGTGCTGTCTTCCTTTGCCTTTGCCATCGGTGCACGGCGTTGTGTTT